CCACAGAATGCACCAATAACTAAGATGGGTTTCACTGCTCTAGCAAGCCATTCAAGCACAACGAAAGCACCAGAAGCTGCATTGAATGCAGCAACCACAGCTTCTGTGCTCTTGTCTAGCTTGTCTACTTTAGCTTCGACAGCACACAGACGCTCATATATTTGGGCGTGTGTTACGTCTTCCATGTTATGCAGACCAAGGAGTACCAGTAGCTTTTACAGGGTTCTTCTTCAATTCAATCTGAGCCGCCAAAGAAGCCTCTGTAGCATTCTTGTCAACAGATTCCCACACCCATGACAAAACTTCAGCTTCTGTGAGGTTTGCGTAAGGAATTGTAGGTGTGCCTTCAGCCCATGAGACTGTTGCGTAGGCAGAGGCTGTATGCTCGCCATCTACTGCTGTGCAATTCCAATGCGCTGTGGTTACAAAACCATCGGCTGTGTTGCGATCAAGATTTACGATAGACCAAGTTACTGACATGATATTTCCTTTTTAAAGATTAGCGGCATCTAAACGAGCCTTGAGGGATTCAATGATTGCTTGTTGTTCTTGGATGGCGGCTGTCAATGTAGCCACCAAGAATGACACATCAATGCCTTGGTATTGAGGATTTCCATTTTCATCAACAGCATCCTTTTCACCAGTAACTGCTTGTGGACAGACTTCTGCCAACTCGTGAGCAATAAATCCTTGTCCATTAGAGCCATCAACATTCCACTTGTATGTGCAAGGCTTGAGTAATGCCACTTTAGCCAATGCGCCTGTCATCGGAGCGATTGTGTTCTTTAAGCGGTAGTCAGATGAGGTGTTATATGCTGTGTTGGTGTTGCTAATTGATACTGTACCGATTACTGAACTACCAGCAAGAAAAGCCATTGCGTTATTGGTTACTCCGTCTGCTACTTTTGCTATTGCAACTTGACCTGATGAGCCAGAGCCATTTGGGTAAAGCGTAACTCCTCCAGTCCCGCCTCCTGTCGTAGTCCCCACCATAAAGTTACCGCCAGAGTCTATACGGGCACGTTCTGTTGGCGTGTAAGTTGTTCCATAAGAAACTGTGTCGGCAGGATTTGTAAAAAACTGAATTTTGCCGTAGTTCAACAATACGGCAGATTTAGCCCATTCAGAAGAAATAGAGCTGGCAAAAGAATTTGAAGTAGAACCCATTTTTAAGCCAGCCATTAACGCTATAGCGGCAGAGGTATTTTGAATTCCAATATGTCCGTAAGAGGTTGTTGAGTCTTGATGCCATGAAAGTTGTGATTGACTTCCGTATGAACCAAGGTCGAGTTTTGAAAATGGTGTTGAAGTACCAATGCCAAATCTACCGCTTGAGTCTATACGGGCACGTTCTACATTATCAGTTCCCAAAATAACAGGAGTTGCAGCAGCTGTTTGTAAAGAACAAGCTCCAGAAGAAGATGACACAATTAAATCCGTGCCTTGTGTGTATATATATCCTCTGGCTGTGCCACCTGTTTTTAAACCAATAATTGCTGAACTTGAGCCATTAACCTCAATTACACCTCGACCGCTATTAGACCAAAATGAGCTTGTAGTTCCAACCAACAAATTCGCACTAGAATCCAATCGCATACCTTCAGTAAAAGTAATAGTGTTTCCTGCTGTGCCTGATGCAGCGGTGAACCATTGATGTGCGCCATTTTGCTGTGAGTACAAAGTGGCATGACCATTGTTGATGTACTTGTCAGTAGAGTTGAAATACCAGTTTGAACCTAGCCACCATCTGTTAGTGCCAGTTTCAGCAGTCCATGTTGCCGCTTGACCAACTTGTAATGTTTTACCAAGTGTGTTGTTGGTAGGAGTAGCACCCAAGCCTAGATTGCCAGAACTATCAAACCTAGCTACCTCCGCACCGCCTTCAGAGAAAGCAATGGTGTCAGCCGCAGGGAAGAACATACCTGTGTTTGTGTCGCCAGCAGTTGTCAATGCAGGTGTAGAAGCAGACCCAGCGGAGAATGTTGCAACACCAGTGACTGCCAATGTGCCACCAACACTACCATTACCTGCCAAGAATAAGTCTTTAAATTTTAAAGAGTTGCTACCAATGTCTACAGTGTTTGTAGTTTTAGGAGCCAACAAAGTGGCAGAGATAGTGACATCTTGATTAGGACCAAGCGAAGTTATGGGAGCACCTTCACCAGTAGTTCCATCATGCTTGTGTCCTGTGGATGCTTGAAATGCGTCTTTAACCCCATCAAACTCAGCATCTAAGTCGGCAGCATTAATCACATTGCCATCAGCAATGTTATTGGTAGTGTCTTTACGAACATATCCCGTCATAACTATTCCTTATCTTCTATCATGTGTAGCATACTCTAGCGTTGCAGCGTCCAGAGAAAATGGAGGGTCTTGGCTATCCGAAACAAACTGTAATGATACAGAGAATCCAGAGCCTACCACCTGTGTTTGAAACTGCTTCTTCAACTTATCGCCATAAACGGTGGTTCCATATCTAGCACCACTGTTACCATAAAAACCTACACTACCTGCACTATTTGATAATGTAATTGTTGGTGGTTGAACAGATCCTTGATCATCAAAATCAAGCTTCAAATTCACTGATGTTGTAACAGATCCTTGTGGATCTGTATAGAGGTAAAGCTTATAAAAAGTCTTTCTAAGCCTAAAATCATTAATAGGTACATAAGGGGTGGCAAAGGAAGCAATGATGTTTGTACCATCAAAACTACTACCTTCTTCCATCTTATAAACATATCCATCATTATTAGCAAAAACAATGGTTTCTGTTTGATCTTGATAATCACTATCTGCTACAAAGCATTTAAATCCAACAAGCTCAGCCCATGCTACACCACCAGAAGATTCACCAGTCATTTGAGTACCCAGTACTCCCTTAGAGTTTGAAGCAGTGATATTACTATTATAACCAAATATCCTATATTGTGACTTCTGTTTAATAACACAACTAGCAAAAGTTGAATTGCCATTAATTAAAGAAGTCATCTCAGCTTGGATAGGTTTAGATACCACACCTAAGCTAAAATCACCAATACGGTCTGTAGCTCCTAAGAGTCTTAGTCCTTCTGGTCCTAAGAACATAACATCACCACCAACTTCTTGTATGGTGTCAGCAGCCACACACCCGACATTTTTAGTGATAGGCTGTAAAGCAAAGTCTTGTATGGTTGTACCAGTAAGCTGACTAATAGTTTTCTCTGTAAATACTATTAATGTTTCTCTAAATACAACAATACCTGTAATGACTCCACCAACATTAATAATACCAGAACCAGTAGCAGCATTAAAATCATCGTCAGTATATGGTGCAGTGAATATAATGTTTTCATTCTTAGCAAAGAATAATTGATTCTTATGGCTAAGAACAAACTGAGCACCTAAAATATCTGTTGTCTTATCTGACAACACTTTAAATGTAGACCCATCATAAATGAATGGATAGTTTGTACCATCAACACCTACAATCTTTTCAGTGCTATTAAGTCTATATTTACTAAAGCGTGTTTTATAGTTACTAAATCTGTCAGCAGATAGCCAAGTGATGGCAGCATTATCAGCAGGACTAGAAGCTAATGCAGGGTTGATGGATACAGTGGCAGATGTAGAAGTCACTGTGGGTACAGCCAATACTGTATACACTTTTTCAATACCAGCAACACTGAAGGTATCACCAATCTGAGGAGCTTTAATCAGCCCGTCCATAGTAAGACTAGTGCCTGTCTGACTACCGCCATTGACAAGCACTGTACCGTAATGAGGCTTACTTATCTTGGTAAACCCTGTACCAGTGGTTCTATAAATGTCAGCATTTCTAGAAGCAATAACAAAGCTGTTCCACGCTGCTATTCCCTTAACAACACCGTCATGAGAGGTGAAGGTTATAGCTGCTTTATCTGCGGGGCTTGAAGCTAATGAAGCTGTTAAAGTAACTGTAGCAATCTTGTATGTGGAGTTGTATGACACACCAGCATTAGCAATGGTATATGTCCCTGTCACACCTGCAATAGTAAATGTACTACCAACAGCAGGAGCAAAAAGGATGTTAGAGATAACTAAGGTAGTTCCAGTTTGTCCACTACCTTGCACTCTAGGTTCACCATAGGCAGGAACAAAAGCATTATCGTATTTGTCATAGCCTTCAATACGCATATAGCCACCATCAACAGAAGGCTCAAAATTCTTCATGAGTCTTCCGCTGCCCGGTGCTTGTGTACCTTGCTGAAGAGGTGATAGATTTGAAATCAATCCACCACGAAATTCAAAGGGGTATGTCTGCCATCCATCAGCCATTATTTAACCCTATCACCGAAGCCACCAAAAGCAGAAGATTGTGTAATGACAGTAGATTGCATATATACATATCTATTGATAAGAAGAATCCTCATCTTCTTAATGCCTTCATCAAACTTATTCTTAGCTATAGTAGCTGCTTGTTCATTGCTTCTAAACATATAGGCATGATACATAGCACCATCAAGAATAACTTGTTTAAATCTTTCAGGAATAGATGGAACATCTGTAGCATTAAGAAGATCTACAGGAATCCTGTAGTATTCATAAACAATTGGATATGCTTGATCAGGAGCAGGAACAACACCCCATTCTAAACTAGGGGCATGGAATACATATGAAGGTACATCACGCTTACTAGAATCAGTAGAATATTCTTGGTCTACATATCTCTGAAGAAAGTCGTCATAAGTGATGACACCAAGCCTAACAGTTTCGTTAGCTAAGGTAGCATTTTCTTTGATGCGGAAAGTATCAAAGTCAATGGTGCTGGCATCAGCTGGGAAAGCATATCTAGTTGTACCTGCTGTCAGCGTTTCCTCAGCAAGCACATGATTGAAAGGCCACTCATAGTGAGTGTGGTTAATATCTCTAATAGAAGCATTTACAGCATCTTTGATGTGTGCGTAGAAACCAGTGGCAGTAAGGAAGTTTGCGGAAGTAAGCTCAACTTCGTTAAGCCTTCTATTAACTTCATTGGTAAGTCCAAGATAATCGTATGCCATTCTTATTGTTCCTTAATACGCAAACGAGAAACTCGCTCAGCGATATTTCCACTATTATCTGTAATTCTACAATAGAATTTGTACTCTTTATTATTAGTACCTAAACCAAGATTGATTGTAGTGACAGCACCAGAGATAGTTTGTGCTACGTTCTGAATGCCGTTAACAGTATTCCCTGCAGTAATGGCTGTCTTTGTGCCAGTACTGTCATCAACAAACCAAGAACAGCTACTAATAGTTGCTGTTTCTAAAAATCT